CCTCCCGCCGTGATAGTCTGCACTGGTTCATCATCATGATTTATAGGCGAAGTAAAACCGCTCCCCGTCTTTCTTACTCGCTTGTTTATATCTTGAAGACATCTGTCTGATGGAATCCTATACTTCATAAGCTTGGATGCCATATTGTCTCCAGAGAAAGCCTTACCATAGGGTTCTCTGACTTTTTCAAATGGTATAGGCTTTGTATCAAAGTTCATCACCAGTTTTTTGTAGTTAAGATCTTTCCTATGAGCAATAAAGAAAACTCTCTCCCTCTTCTGCGGTACTCCCATACGTGATGCATTTAACAGGAAAATCTGTACATCATATCCTGCATCATTAAAGGCCTTTACTATAAGGTTTACCCATCCTTTGGCATTACCTGTTATAAGTCCCTTTACATTCTCCGCTATGACCACCTTAGGCTTTAGTTTCTTTGCTACTTCAATAAAATAGAGGAACAGGTCATCAAGCCTCTGCTTTGCCTGTCCCTCTCTAAAGGTCTTTTCTACATTCCAACCATTTTCTCTACTTCCCGCCATTGAAAATACAGAGCAAGGTGGTGAACCATCTAAAACATCAAGGTTTTTAAGTTCATCTTGAATTTCTTCATCAGGTATCTTCACAAAATCCCTTATATCCATGAGATAACTGAACTTTGGATGATGATTCGTTTTATATAGATTCATCATATCAGGATCTATCTCACAGTTACCAAGCACCTGATACCCTGCAAGCTTGTATCCCATAGATGAACCACCGCCGCAACTGAAGCAGGAAAAAACACTGCATCCATTCTTAGGTCTTGTAGCTAAATCTTCCAATCTCCATTTCCATGGAAAATCAGTTGAACTTAAAGCCACACGCTGGGCATTCATATTTGAACTCTTCATCACCAAAAGCCTCCGTATCATACTCGGTAGAACCTGTTGCAGTTCTTTCCGCTCCGGTCTCCACTGTGAGATCTTCAGCCATACCAAAGAAATCAAATCCTTCAAGGTCTACGCCTTCAAGTTCAACTTCCAATTTCATCAGATCCCATGTTGCTTTCTCACCTGTTTTGTTATCCAGGTATCTGTATTTCTTTTTCTGCTCCTCTGTAAGTCCATCACACATAAGGCAAGGCACTTCTTCATAACCAAGTGATTTCAACGCCTTATAACGTGTATGGCCTGCAAGGATGACCTTTTCTTCATCAACAACTATAGGAGTAATGTAGGTGCACTGTTTAATACTTTCAGCTACTACATTTACTGCATCATCATTCTTTCTTGGATTGTTCTCATATGGAATAATCTCATCAATCTTCAAAGCCTCTAGCTTCATACTTCAAACACCTCCCCACAACACGGACAGGTCTTTGCTTTCTTCTCTGTACCGTTCTTATTTTCTTCATCAGCTGATCTAGCCGGCTGACCGAAATCATATCCCTGAAAGTCCACATCAGACAGTTCTTCTGATAATTTCTTCTGATCCCAGTAAGCAAACTCTGCTGTCTTATTATCGTAAAGCCTATATTTCTTTTTCTGTTCCTCAGATAAACCACTTGCAACAATCACATCACACTCTTTATATCCAAGCTTTGTAAGTGCCTTATAGCGCGTATGACCTGCAAGAATCACACCATCTTCATCTACAATGATAGGTGAGATATATGAGCATTGTTTAATACTCTCGGCAACATCATCCACCGCATCATCGTTTATCCTTGGATTATTCTCATAAGGATGAATATCCTTAAGTTTCCTTTTAATGTATTTCATTTTAGTTACCCTTTCTTAGCCATCAGCAGATGTTCCATAAGGTCATCATGCGGATTAGCACCGCCATATTCTACAGAGCAATTGTCTTTTACAATCTGATAAATCTGATACCAGCACTGATTCACCTGTTTTAGATAAGATTGGCTCATCACCACATAAGGACTAGTAATAGCTGCACCCGTTGTAGGATGCTTGCCCAAGAAACCATACTCCGAAATCATGGTCTCACACTGTACCCACCTTGATACAGACATTGCATACTGTTCTATCAATTGAGTATTTACAAATCTGTCACAGCCTCTTTCCTTCAGCCACAGATATGTGCTTCTAAAGACATCTTCTGCACAAAGCTTTACTCCGCTTTTCTGATCAGCCTTAAGAAAGTCTTTTACAGGAGGAACATTTTCACCTTTGAAATCAGCAGCTTCAGGAAAAACAAGTACAGGCCCTGTACCTCCCTGCGTGACTTTCTCAGCTAAAGCCTTTGGCTTTCTACCCGCGCCAACTCTGGCTCCTCCTCTGGCTGTTCCGTCTTTAGCCATATTTTCTCCTTTGATTTTTCAAAATCTTTAATACCCCGTTTGAATTCCAATTTTTATGTATGAAGCCCCGGCCCGTTCCCACGCTTACTGGGTTTTCAGGATTCATACCGCCCCTCCCTACCTATGTTTCACACCATGCTCACTATGTATACGTGAGTGGCAGGACTTACATAGAGATTGAAGGTTGTCAAAATCGTTTGTACCACCTTCAGCAAGAGGCTTCTTATGATGTACATGTTCCATCGGAACCATAAATCCTTTCTCATAACACAGTTCACAGTATGGATGTGCTTTAGCATAGATATCTCTGATCTTTTGCCAGCTTCTTCCATACCGTTGTTTAGTAGCAGGATCTCTTTCATACTTTTCATAACGTCTTCCTGCTATCTTTTTATGTTCCTCACAATACTGTCCACCTTCTTCAGCAAGTCTCGGACAGCCATTCCATGCACAGCCTCGTCTTGGTTTTCGTGGCATCGTATTTCCTCCATAAAGAAAGCCCCACAGGTCATTATCCTGTGAGGCTTCACATTTTTTCTGATTCTATAATAGCACAATATGCCCTTGGACATCTCTGGACAAAAGCGGACAAAGTAGGACATTTTGGGCGTTTTTATATTGTAATAGGATTATCCGGTAGAATTACATGCTGAAGAGCATTCCCATGCCACCTTCGAACTGTCCTTGCATCTGCATTCAGTTCTGTTCCAATCTGTTCCCAGGTATAGTTATGTACATATCTATACTTCAGAACCATTCTCTCATCGGTATCCTTAACTGAAGATATGATGTCCCGGATTTCTCTTTTCAGCTTCATCAACAGTTCAATCTCCCTGTTGATACGTTCTTCTAACTCTATTATCTGCTCCATTGTCCTAACAAAGGCTGCATCATTCTTCTTAGAAGTCTGAACCCTTTCTGAAAGCTGTGGGGTTGTAACACTTGAAGTCATTTCATGAAGTGCTGCAACTTCTTCCAGATCACTACTAATCTTCTGATCCAAACGATAAGCCTGATGTAAGTAATCCTTTGGTGTCATGCTGAATCTCCTCCCCTTTGTTATGTTTTCAGATTTGCTTTAACTGCATTTATCAAAGCATCCTGAGTCTTTTCTTTTTTGCGTAAGGCTGTCATGACCTGCTCATCAATCGTATCCTTTGCGACTATATGATGGATGACAACCGTATCTTTCTGCCCCTGCCTATGTAATCTCGCATTAGTCTGCTGATAAAGTTCAAGACTCCATGTAAGTCCATACCATATGAGTACCGAGCCTCCTGATTGCAGGTTTAATCCGTGGGAGGCTGACATAGGTTGTATGATTGCTATTGGTACTTTGCCCTCATTCCAATCCTTTATGTCTGCCGAAGTGTTGATTTCTCTAACCTTGAACCTTTCCCTAATCCTTTCAGCATCATGTTTGAACCAATATGCTACAAGAACATTCTTACCATTAGCCTGTTCAATAAGGTCTTCAAGTGCATCAAGCTTCTTATCATGGATAGCTATGCTGTTGTTCTCATCATCATATATAAAGCCACTTGCCATCTGTAGAAGCTTACCGGAAAGAACCGCTGCATTAACAGCATCTATTTCCTTGCCTTTTACATCAGCTACCATGTCATCCCTGAACTTTTTATATATGGCCATCTCTTTCTCATCCATCGTTACATATACTTCATTGATGATGCACTCAGGAAGGTTAAGATAGTCACATGACTTCATCGATATGGTTATGTCACCAATCTTCTGATAGATTGCTTCTTCTGCTCCAGGTCGAAGCTTATAAGAATAAACAATCTGTCCATTTCTCTGGTCTGGTGAAAAATAACAATCCCTGAACCTTGTAATATATCTTCCAAGCCTCTCACCCATATCAAGTACTCTGAACTCTGCCCACAGATCCATGAGTCCGTTGCAGCTAGGTGTTCCTGTAAGACCGACTATCCTTTTTACAAAAGGTCTTACTTTCAAAAGACTCTTAAAACGCTTTGCCTGATTTGATTTAAAGCTTGATAACTCATCAATCACTATCATCTGGAAGTCGAAAGGTATCATGCTCTTGTTTACAAGCCAATCAACATTCTCGCGGTTTATGATGTAGACATCTGCTGCCTCTTCAAATGCTCTCCTACGTTCTGCTTCAGAACCCACCGCTACAGAATACTTAAGTCCTTTAAGAAAGTCCCACTTTTCTATCTCCGAAGGCCAAGTATCCCTCGCAACTCGCAGCGGTGCAATTACAAGCACTTTCCTTATAAGGAACTGATCAAGACAAAGGTCAAAGATAGCTGACAAGGATATCACACTCTTACCAAGACCTAAGTCCAAGAATACTGCAGCTATTGGATGCGTTAGTATGAAGTCAGTTGCATATTTCTGATATTCATGTGGCTCGTATCTCATCAATGACTCCTCCTATCTGTGATGGATGGTCTACGCAGTATACATGAAAGCCTAGACTCTCCAGTTGCTTCTTTCTTCTTATCTGTAGTGGTCTCATCACTTCTCCTGGTGCCTTAAGTTCTACAAAAGCCATATGTCCTCCCGGAAAAAGTACTAACCGGTCTGGCACACCATTTAAACCTGGACTAACGAACTTAGGGGCTAAACCTCCAGCTTTCTTGACTTCTTCCACTAATCTTCTCTCAACATATTTTTCTCTCATCTGTCACAAGAGACACAAAATCACAACCTCTCCCTTATATTCTTTACGCGCGTGTGTGCACATGTTTTTACCTATGACTTTTAGAAAAACTCGATTGAATATAAGGGAAAAAGTTGTGTTGTGTGTGTCACCTCCTTAGTTAGTTTTCTGGTAAATTCGCTGTCTGCCGTATATAGGCTGCCGCCTGATTGTACTGGTGCGTTCCCATCCGGGAATCTGCGACATCATGGCAGCAATAACATAACTGTCAGATGGTTTGAGTTCCTGAAGACTCTTTCCAAAGCACTCACACCATATCTCAGCATTGCTGACCTCTGTCCTTTTGGTCTTGCCATTATGCTCAGGCTTTCCGAACTCTGTGCCGTTCATATAATTCCTTCTCGCAAAGAGATCCATCTTGTCCCAATCATCAGGTAGTTCCGCATCAAGGTACTCTTCTATCATTCCGACACGCTCATCTGCCTCCATAGCACCAAGCTGCGCCTTCTCCGCTTCTTCAAGGACATCACCTTCCAAGAACAGCTTCTCACCTGACTTCCATATTTCCTTAGCCTCAGCCCAGAACTGTTCCCTGAAGTGTTCGTCAAAGTTCCACGTTTTCTTCTGCTTCTTCTGATGAACCTTTATGATCCAGAATCTTCTGTTGCCCGTGATATCACGCAGATATCCACGTTCTCCGTTGACAGTAGCTATGATTATGCACTGTCTTGGATGGCTCTCTACCACTTTTCCGTATGAAGGGCGGTACTTATCATCTGATGTTGAAAGGAAAGCCTTGACCTTCTCAATATCAGCTTTCTTCATGCCAGCAAGTTCTCCAATCTCAACAATCCAGAACCCCTGAAGCTTTTCAGCACCTGATTTGTCATCCATATCCGTAAGCGAAAGTGTCTCTGAGTAATAATCCGGTGTGACAAGGTCTTTGACTATGGTTGACTTACCAATGCCCTGATCACCATCAAGAACCGGCACACAATCAAACTTGATTCCCGGAACATATACCCTTGCAACAGCTGCTGCAAAGGTCTTTCTTGTAACTGTACGAACATACTCTGTATCATCAGCCTTAAGATACTTGATGAACACATCCTCTACTCTCTCAATGCCATCCCACTGTGGAAGTCCATTAAGATAATCCCTTACTGGATGGAAATGTCTGTCATCAGCGATCTTCGTAAATGCCACATCATGGTTTCTGCTTGTAAAAGGAAGATACCTGATATCAATGATTGACTTAAGCTGAGCCGTATCTGCATCCCTCCAGAACTGGTTTCCTTCCGGTCTGTCCCATGGAAGAGGCCCTGTGACCTGAATCCTGTTTGCCATCTCGTTATAAGCGAAGTTGGCAAAATCTGGATCATTTGCAAGGATAAGGTTCAGGTTATAAACACTGTTCTCGAGCATGCTTGTCTTTGGCTGATACTTAAGATGCTTTTTCCAATCATCGTCCGTGAAATCTGCCTCAGCTTCAGCAAGCTTTTCATTCGCTGCAAGCAGCTTCACATCATCCTGCTGCATGGCAAACTCGCACATTTCCTTAAAGGACTCCTTATCATCGACATCTCCGAACTTATGAATCCTGACAATATCGAAGGCATTACATAGCCTAAGATAAGCAGCATCCTTTGCATGATGGGAATATACGAACTTATCATCAATCACCTCAACTCCGGCAATACTACTTGCTTCTATAAGGTGATACCTGCTGCCGTTCTCAGTTCTTTCATAGACATCACTTAAGAAAGTATCTAGGGCAAGCGAAATCGGATAATAAACTCTGTTGAAAAGGCCCACCACTCCCTCTTTTGTAAGGGGATCCTGCACCTTCTGCTGCGTTATCTGATTAGCCTTGCTCTCACGTGATGAAGTAGGGAGCATGGTCGGATCTGTCCACTCAGGATGTGCGTTCAGAATCTCATCCGGATCAAGCCACTTCTTTTCTACTTCCTTATACACAAATACGCCGTTCTGCGGAGAGGACGGCCAGTACATAAGCTGATTGGGCTGATATGAACATTCATCAAAGAAATCCATTCCAAGCATCTGAGCAAGATACCTTGATACCGCAACGAACTCTTCTGAAGAGATGTCCCTTGTAAGTGGAAATATAAGCCTTACCCTTGGATTCTCTGGAGTATGGCTATGAGTTGAATAAAGGACAGACGTATAAGGCACATCTGCTTCATAGTTATCAAGAAATTCAGCATCGATGCGGTCGCCGTCCAATGTGATCATTGAACGAGCCTGCACCGTATCAATCTTTCTGCGCCCTCCAGCAAGAGTTCCGCCGACAAAACCCCCATGGTCTTTGGCTGCATCCCTCTGAGTCTTACCCATCTTTGCATACTCTTCAGCTGATTCCGTGGTACGTATGGTGACCTTAAGCCTTTCCTTAAGGTCATCGTACTTTATAGTTTTGTTCACCCACTTCTTAGCCTGTCGGCTGTTTCCATAGGCTATAGATAAATCCCGCATCATCAATACCTCCTGATTATTGGTGTCTCACCATGTTCAAACCTCGCCTGCCTTGCAATGCGATAAGCATGTTCCGTCTTAGCTTCATCCAGACTCCATAAGTAGCTAAGATCATCACCAAACAATGTGAATGTGCCACGCTTATCCACACCAGGGTAAGCTGCAAAGTAATCACCATCGATAGTCTCAAAGTTAAAATAATTTGGATAATTACCACAATCGTTATAAGCTACTCTCTGCAGGCTATCGATAATGTCATCCATGCTTTCGCCATCAGGTATATTTCCCACTACTAAAACTGCGGTATTTGATACTCCCAACTGGTTCTCATCAGGATAGCCTGCGTTATAGAATCTGTTTATCTTCTCTGCATCAATGTCATCCATAACACCTTTAACTTCTACATAGATGTCACAATCTCTTTTGAATAAACCATGATTGACAGTTACACCATGAAGCAAAAAGTCAGGAAGGTAACATAACCCATTTCCAAGATCATATCCTTCAGGTTCGTACTCCCAGCTGACACCACAATCATCAAAGAAAACTGCCCATCTTGCTTCCAGGCGGGAACGAAAACGATATCCCTTGTACTCTGTCTGTATTGCCCTAAGTCCATTCATAGCTACACCTCCCTCATCTCGCTGTCAAAAAAACGGATTTTCTGTCTACGCCTCTTGGCCACTTCAATCTCAGCCGCCATTCCTTCAGAAATGCTGTCTCCAAAAACCCAGAGTTCATCACACTTCCCAAGCAGGATAATGTCCATGAACATGGCAAGTTCCCTGTCCTCAGGATCATTGTCACTAAGAAACTGTGGAAACATAAGATGTGGCGCAAGTGGTATCTGCCCCTGTTCAAGAGCAAATCTGCAATATCGTCTTGCATTAAATGTGTTAGCTGTCACATCACCCGCATAGGCACTGGAAACATACACAAGAGGTCTGTACTTTTCATTGTTCTTCATAGCAATCTCCTTTCAAAAAAATTCCGAGGCAACCCTCTAAGTGGTAGCCTCGGCAGATGATTAAATCTGACGTTTTTTGAAATTCTCCTTCAATTTTTTCTCAGCTCTCTTTAGTTTCTGTGTTATATTGTTCTCATCTGCGCCTATTCTTGCCGCATAACTGCGTATTGACTCACCATTAATACGGACAGCAATAAAGGCATCCACCCACTCAGGTTTCTTTGAAAGAACTTGCCTTACCCACGTATACGGATCTGTTATTTCAGAACAATCTTCCTCAATTTCAATACCTTCGGTTATACAGAGATATTCCAAGATGTCGAACCCAGTATCATCTGGATCTCCCTGAATATATCCACGCTTTCCATCAAAGCGTTTACGCTTTGGAGTGCCATCAATATGGCGAGTCTCCTTGTGCCAGTTGTTGTAATCTGGCTTATTGAACTTCTCATCCCACTCTTTCTGAATTTTTTCTTCCTTCTCTTCTTCAGAAAGGTCATCACCCTCAAGCGACAGGCTAATCCACAACTCCTGTGTAGCCTCAGAATCAAGTTCGATTGTCTGCATCTCGTTCTCATAACGGATCTTTAATTTCATATGTCCACCTTTCTTGCCCTGGAAGGAAGCGGTGGACACATAAAGAAAG